GAGCGCGATCCCAGCTACTTCGCTATTGCGACGAACCGCATTGCGGGCGCTCAGTCATTGGAGGCTGCTTGATCGACTTTCAGAAGGCCGTCGACACACACGGCAGCATTCGCGCAGCAGCTCGGGCGCACGGCATCGCAGAAAGCACGTTCCGCGACCGCCTGAAGGCAAAGCGCGACGTCGAACTGACGATCGCTGAGAACAAGGTCATCAATACGCTGTCGATCCGCAATGGCTCGATCGTGATCGGCTCTGACGCTCACTACTCGCCGAAGCTCATCACGACCGCGCACAAGGCGTTCTGCAACGTGATTGCGGAACATGCTGGCGACGTTAAGGCTGTGATCCTGAATGGCGACTTGCTCGACGGCGCCCGGATCAGCAAGCACGCGCGCATCGGCTGGCAGAAGACATACAGCGTCAAGGACGAGCTTGAGGCCGTCCGTGAGCGCTTAAGCGACATCGAAGGCGCCGCGCGAGGCATGAAGCTGCTTCGCACGATCGGCAACCACGATATTCGTTTCGACAGCCGCCTGGCGCACGCCGCACCGGAATATGAGGGCATCGCAGGCTTTGCGCTGGCTGACCATCTGCCAGCGTGGAAAGACAGCTATCGCATCGACGTGAACGCCGACACCGTGATTATCCACAGCGTCGCCAACGGGATGCATGCCGCCTACAACAACGTGGTGAAGGGCGCTGGCTACCACATCATCACCGGCCACACGCACCGCCTGCAATGCGTCCAGTTCCGCGGGTTCGGGAAACTGCGCTACGGCATCGAGACGGGCATGCTGGCCGATCCCGAGCAAGACGAGTTCCACTACCTGACCGGGCGCAACGCGAACTGGCAGAGCGGATTCGCGGTGCTGACGTGGCGCGATGGAGAACTGCTGCACCCTGAGTTCTGCTCGGTGCGGGATGACGGCAAGGCGTACTTTCGCGGGCAGAGGATGGCATGAGCCGCATCGACCCGCACGTCGACATCGACACGCTATGCGACGCGCTGGCTGTCGCAATGAGCCACATGTACGCAACAGGCGCGCTCGACATGAGCGAGGACGCAGCGAGGCAGATAGCAGCCCGCACGGACTGTTACGAAGACGACCAACTGATCGACCTGTTCGAAGCCGCAGCCAAGATCATGGCGCGCGGCAGGGCAGCGCACTAAGACATCACCCCAGGCGCAGGTGGGCAAACAGCGTCAGCCGCACAGGTATTGGAAGCGATCACTCCGCCCGCAAGGGAACTCTGGTCGCGCCGGGTGCGGCAACCATTAACCGACTGGTCCGAACGGGCTTGGGTAAAGAGTAGGGCGCGAAGAACCTTCCCGTAGTGCCGCCCTTAAATCGCACGTAGCAGCCTACCAGTCACCTTTTACGATCGTCCTGCTCCGCGCAGGGTCAGCCGCGCAGAGTACATACAGGGCAGGGCGATCACCCTCAAAAGTAGATTGATTTAGACGGATTTAGACACATGGCTAAAGGTGTGAAAACCGGCGGCCGGGTCAGGGGCACGCCGAACAAGATCACGGCAGACATACGGGCGCTGGCGCAGAACCACGCACCGGAAGCGATAGCGATGCTGGCAACGATCCTGACGACGAGCGAGAACGACTCGGCTCGGATCGCGGCGGCGAAAGAACTGCTTGACCGCGGCTATGGCAAGTCCACGCAGGCGGTTGAGATGTCCGGCAAGGACGGCGACCCGATCGCCATAACCAAGATCGAGCGCGTAATTGTCAATCCTCCAAATTCAGACGCCTGAAGTCTTCGTGCCGCTGCTCGGGCCTGCTCGCTACAAGGGCGGACACGGCGGGCGAGGATCAGGCAAGTCGCATTTCTTCGGCGAAATGCTGATCGAGCGCAGCATCATGGAAAAGACGGACGCTGTATGCGTTCGTGAAGTCCAGAAGTCGCTCAAGCAATCGGTCAAGAAGCTGCTCGAAGGAAAGATTGAGGCGTTGAACGCCGGCGCCTACTTCGACGTGCAGGACGCGCAGATCAAGTCGACGCATGGCGGCCTGATCATGTTTCAGGGCATGCAGAACCACACCGCGGAGTCGATCAAGTCACTCGAAGGCTTCGACATCGCATGGGTCGAGGAAGCACAGAGCCTGAGCCAGCGATCGCTCGACCTGCTGCGCCCGACCATTCGTAAGCCCGGATCCGAACTGTGGTTCTCATGGAACCCGCGCGAGTCGACTGACCCGGTAGATGCGCTGCTGCGTGGTGAGGAGCCGCCGCCTGGCGCTGTCGTGGTCGAGGCGAACTACATGGACAATCCGTGGCTCCCCGACGAGTTGCGCATTGAAATGGAGTACGACAAGCGGCGCGACCCGGACAAGTACGCGCATATCTGGCTTGGCGCATACCAGCAGAACAGCGAAGCGCGCGTGTTCAAGAACTGGCGCATCGAGGAATTCGAACGGCCGGGCGGCACCATTCATCGGTTGGGTGCGGACTGGGGCTTCTCGGTCGATCCGTCCGTGCTGATTCGATGCGATATAGACGGCAATCGTCTGTATGTCGACTATGAGGCGTACATGGTCGGTTGCGAGATCGTGAACCTGCCTGAACTGTTCATGGGAGTTCCTGACGCAGAGAAATGGCCGATCACGGCTGACTCTGCGCGGCCGGAAACGATCAGCCACATGCAGAAGAACGGCTTCCCGAAGATTCGCCCGGCCATCAAGGGCGCGAAGTCGCTGGAAGAGGGCGTCGAGTTTCTTAAGTCGTTCGACATCATCGTTCACCCGCGCTGCAAGCATCTGATCGACGAACTGACGCTCTATAAGTACAAGGAAGACCCACTCACGGGCGCCATCCTGCCGATGCTCGAAGACAAGGACAACCACGTCATCGACGCGCTGCGGTACGCCTGTGAGGGCGCACGACGCGCTGGTAAGGCTCCGAAACCACAACCGAAACCGACGATTCGCCGCACCGTGATAGGTGGTGGCGCCTGGATGGGATGATATGGCGCGAAAGCCGAAAGAAGATCCGAAAGCGAAGATTGTCAGCGAGGCGAAAGAGCGTTTCGCGCGTTGCGAGGAAGCAGAGAGCGAGTTCCGCAAGCGCTTCGTTGAAGACCTGAAGTTCGCCAATGGCGACGCGGATAACGGCTGGCAATGGCCCGATGCGATCCGCAACACGCGCGAAGGCGACAGCCGGCCGTGCCTGACGATCAACAAGACGCGTCAGCACAATCTGCAGATCATCAACGATGCGAAGCAGAACAAGCCGAGCGTGAAGACGCTGCCGGTCGACGGCGACGCGGACATTGAGATCGCGAAGATTCTCGACGGCATCGTTCGCCACATCGAATACAACTCGCACGCCGAGATTGTGTACGACACGGCGACAGAGTTCGCTGTGCAGGCGGGGCTCGGTTACTGGCGCGTGGTGTGCGAGTACGCGCATGACGGCTCGTTCGATCAGGAAATCTTCCTGCGCCGCGTCAAAAACCCGCTGACGGTCTACACCGACCCGGATATTGAGTCCGCAGACGGCTCCGATATGAAGTTCGCCTTTGTCTTCGAGCAGATGTCGAAAACCGAATTCGAGGCGACTTACCCGGGCGAGGACGCGCAAAGCGTTGTGTTCGGTGACGATACGACCGGCAGCGACTGGATCAGCAAGGACAAGATTCGCGTCTGCGAGTATTTCCGCAAGACGACCAAGACCGACACGCTGATCAATCACCCGGTCAACGGCCCGATGATGCTGTCGGAAGTCGAAGACCCGGAAGAGCGCAAGGTCATCGAGAGCGACCCGAGTGTGCAGAAGCGCCCGGTGAGTCAGCCGCAGATCACGTGGTATCTGATCGCTGGCGACAAGATCATCGACGAAAAGCCGTGGGCGGGACGCTATATCCCGATCGTGCGCGTCATCGGCGAAGAGATCGTGATCGACGGCAAGGTCGAGCGCAAGGGTCATACGCGCAATCAGAAGGATGCGCAGCGCATGTACAACTACATGTCGTCGGCGAACGTCGAGTACATCGCGCTTCAGACCAAGACGCCATTTGTCGGCCCGGCCGCAGCCTTCGAGGGCTACGAAGACGAGTGGTCGAACGCGAACAAGGACAACAAGCCGTATCTGCCCTACAACGCGTGGGACGAGTCGGGACAGCCTATCGAGCGTCCGCAGCGCGAGCAGCCGCCTGTAGGGGCCTCTGCGTACCTGCAAGGCATGCAGACGGCACAGCAAGAGTTGATGATGACTACCGGCCAGTATCAGGAGCAGTTCGGCCAGCAGTCGAACGCTCAGGCAGGCGTCGCAATTCAGGCCCGTCAACGGCAGGGCGACCGTGCAACGTATCACTTCATCGACAACGTTGCGCGCGCCATTCGCTACACCGGCCGCATTCTGATTGACCTGATCCCGAAGATTTACGACACGCAGCGCGTGATTCGCATCATCGGCGAGGACGGAACGGAGACGTTTGCGCAGTTCAACCCGGACCAGCAACATCCGGTCGGATTGCCTGACGGACAGCCGGCGCCGCCAGAGAGCGAGCGCGATCACCTGAAGGACGTGCAGCTGATCTACAACCCTGGCATCGGGCGTTATGACGTGACGGTCGAAGTCGGCCCGAACTACGAGACGCGCCGTCAGGAAGCGTTCAACGCGCTCACGCAGATCATGAGCCAGGATCAGGAACTGATGAAGGTTGCCGGCGACCTGTTGTTCAAGGCGGCTGACTTCCCGATGGCTGATGAAGTGGCCGAACGTCTGCATCGCACGATCTCGCCCGCGATCTTGGGCGAAGGCCCGACGCCGGAAATGCAGGACGCCACGCAGAAAATGCAGCACATGGGCCAGATGATCGAGCACCTGACGCAGCAGCTTCAAGAGGCGCAGCAGGGCAAGGAGCAGCAAGAGACGAATATCAAGGCATACGACTCGGAAACGAAGCGTATGCAGGCTCTTGGGCCCGTCGATCCGGCGCTCGTCTCTCACCTGGCAACGCAAGTCGTCATGCAGATGATGCAGACCGGCGCGCCAGAAGGCGGCGCTCCACCGCCTGACCCGATGCAACAAATGCCGCAACAACCGAACCCGCCTAGTGCGGGTTTTTCTTTGCCCGCTCAACAGCAATAACCCCGTACCGGTGCGGTATCACCGGGCTCAATCCTTGGCTCAGTCCATGCAAATCGAAGACAACGCAGCACCGCTTGAAAACGTCACGCCTACGGAGCAGGAACAGGCGCAACAGCCCGCAGAAGTCAGCACGGAACCGGGCGCCGAGCAAAGCACGCAAGCAGCCGAGCAGCCGCAGCAGGAAAAACCCAAGAGTGATTGGGTCCAACGGCGTATCGACCAGCTCACGCGTGAGAAGCACGAGGAAAAGCGACAGCGCGAAGCACTCGAAGCGCAACTGCGACAGCTTCAGCCGCAGACCGAGCACCAGCCCGGCCAGCAGATGACGCCTGACCAGATCCGCGCCGAGGCAAAGCGGCTGATCCAGCAAGAGAAGTTCGACGAAGCCTGCAACAGCGTATTCGACGCGGGAAAGAAGGAATTCTCTGCTGAGTGGGATTCGTCGCTGCGAACGTTCCAGATGCTAGGCGGCGCTCCCGCTGAGTTCCTGGAAGCCGTCACGTCGATGGATAACGGTCACAAGGTGCTGCATGCCTTGGGCCAAGACCCCGAAGCCGCAGAGCGCGTTCTTTCCCTCCCACCGTTGCGCATGGCGCTTGAACTGGCCCGCCTTGAGGCGAAGGTCGCTCAAGCCACTCCCCCGAAACAAGTTTCCAAAGCGCCCGCGCCGATTACCCCGGTTGGCGGCAAATCCGCACCTGTCGAGCCGGCTGAGTTCGCCTCGACGGCGGAATACATCGCGTGGA